CGATTAATCGGGCATGATGATGCAAACAAGTTGTCTACGTCTTACGATGATATATCAGGCGAAGGTGCGCCAAAAGGATTGGCGCAAGTATATGAAATCTATGACCGTAAAACGGGTGTGCAGTATGTGGTTGCAGATGGACACCCAGACTTTTTGCGTGAACCTACAGCGCCACCAGTAAACGTAGAAACGTTTTGGCCGATTTTTGCTCTTGTGTTTAATGAAGTTGAACACAAAGATCACCTATACCCACCCAGCGATATTGGGTTGTTGTTGCCGATGCAGCATGAGTACAACAGAGCGAGGCAGGGATTAAGGGAGCATCGAAGGGCAAATAGACCTAAGTATGCAGCACCAGCTGGCGTATTAGAGGATAACGATAAGGAAAAGTTAGCAACGCATCCAGCAAATGCAGTGATAGAGTTGCAAGCTTTGGCGGCTGGCCAAAAGGTAAATGACGTTATTCAGCCAGTAGGACAGATTGGAATAGATCCTAATCTGTACGAGGTACGCACAATTTTTGACGATATTCAGTTAGTTGTAGGCGCACAAGAAAGCAGTTTTGGCGGATTATCTAAAGCAACGGCTACAGAAACATCGATTGCTGAAAGCGCACGTATGTCTAGTCTTGGCGCTAATGTCGATGAACTTGATAGCTTTATGTCGGAAATAACTAGGGCGGCTGGCCAAGTATTACTAGCAAACTTAGCTAAAGAAGAAGTTGTTAAAATAGTAGGGCCAGGTGCAGTATGGCCAGAAATGACCCGAGATCAAATAATGGAAGAAGTATTCCTAGAGATCGAAGCTGGATCTACGGGTAAACCTAACCGTGCAGCGGAACTTGCGAATATAGAGCGCATAATGCCGTTCTTATTGCAAATACCTGGAATGGATCCAAAATGGTTAGCGAAAGAATTGCTAAAACGTCTTGATGACAAGCTTGAACTTGACTCAGCGTTTGCAGACAAAATTCCTTCAATTGTCAGTATGAATCAAGGACAAGGACAAGGAACTGGTGATCCGGCGTTAGCTGGTGCGCCAGGAGGCGGTGCGGATAATGCGCCAAGGCAGCTACCATCAGGAGGGGGAGGCCCAGCACCTATGGGAGCAAATAACCAGTAATTTTTTGCAGTTTGTTGATTGTTGCGATCAACAGCGGTAAAATATAGATAGAAGGAAGGACGCTAATATGGTTGATGAAACCACGGAATCGGAAACGTCCACCGAGGCCGAAGATATAATCGAGGACGAAAATGCGGAGTCGTCACCCGTTGAAAGCGAAACTGAAGCGGATCTGCTTAGTGTCATTCAAGATGCAGCGCAGCCCGAAGAAGAGCCAGAGTCGCACTCTGAGACTGAGGAAGTAGAAAGGGAAGAAGTCGAGGCAGTATCTACGGAAAGTGAAGCCGATGTTGAGTTGGCAGAACAGGAAGAAGATTACTCTAACTTACCGTTTCATAAGCATCCGAGGTTTAAAGAACTTGTACAACAAAGGAATGAGGCAAGAGAAAGCGCACAAAAGTTTGATGTAATGCAGAATTATTTGACAGAGGCTAATTTGTCGGGTGAGGAAGCAGCAATTGGTTTAGACATTATGGCTAAAATGAAGTCCGACCCAATGGCCGCACTTACAGCATTAAAACCTTACGTGCAGCAATTATCTCAAGCGGCTGGCATTGTCATGCCGCAAGACATTCAAACCCGAGTTGATGATGGTTATTTAGACGAAGATGCCGGACGAGAGTTAGCAATTGCTCGAGCAGAAGCCGCAAGGCAGAAGCAGACTAATGAGCAATTGGTTCAGCGACAACAGATGCAGACGCAGCGAGAGTATGTAGATTACTTAGCTGAAACTGTAACTAATTGGGAAGAAAACGCCCGAGCAAATGACCCCGACTATGACCTCAAAGAAGATCTAATTGACGCGAGAGTCAGAGCGATGATTGCAGAGCGAGGACAGACGGCACAAAATCCGCAAGAGGCTATACAGCTGGCGCAGAGTGCTTATGACCAAGTGAACGAAAAATTTAATGCTAAATTTGGAAATCGACCGCCTATGAAAACCGCGTCTGGTGGTAAACTTGGAGGTACTCCAGCGCCAGAACCACAATCGTTACAGGAAGCGATTGCAGCGGCAATGGGTAACTCCTAAAAACGTTAGGAAGTCAAAATGGCATTTTCAACAGCCGAACTTGAGAACATCGCTAACGCCGCCCTCGATTTCTTTATCGACAAAGGCACAGTGTATTCTCAATCTTTACAAGACAAGCCGCTGCTAAAAGCAATGGACGCAGCCGCTAAAACCTTTCCAGGTGGTAAGGGTGAACTCAGTGTAGGTGTTAAAGGCACATACACAACAACCGTTTCTGGTTATACGCATAACGACACAGTGACTTATGCAAACCCAGCAAACATAAAACGTGCTGCATACGCATGGAAAGAGCATCACGCTGGTATTTCATTAACACTTACCGAACTTAAAAAGGACGGTATTAGCGTTACTGAAAGCACAACATCAGCTGGTGTAAGCAATCACACAGGCCGCGATCAGCATGTTTTAGCTAATCTTTTCCAAGATAAGCTAGACGATATGATGGAAGGTTATTCTCGAGGCATGAATGATTTTCTTTATGGTGACGGTACAGCCGACGCAAACGCAATTGCTGGTATCCAGACATTAATTTTAGATGATCCATCAGCGTCTGGTACAACGGTTGGCGGTCTATCTACTGTATCAAATACATGGTGGAGAAACCGATCAAACGTTGCAATTTCAACTACTGCAACTGGGCAAGAGTTAATTGAAACTCTACATACCGAAATGCGTCAATTGAAGCGTTTTGGCGGTAAACCAAACATTGCAGTTTGTGGTTCTGCTTTCTTAGACCGTCTTGCAGACGAACTACGTAGAAACGGTAACTACTCACAAACTGGTTTTGCTCGAGGCCAAAACATTGCAATGGGTGAGATTAATTATAACGGTCTTACTTTTGCATATGATCCAACATTGGATGATTTGACTATTTCAGGCAAAAACCCAGACAAGCGTTGTTACATCATCGATACTTCAAAACTGTGCATGTACTACATGGACGGCGAAAAAATGAAGCGTCACTCGCCAGCAAGACCAGCTGACCAGTACGTGATGTATCGTGCGATTACTACAACTGCGGCACTTTCAGCAACACAGCTAAACTGTCACGGGGTTTACGAAATTTCATAAATTAATCAGGGGGGGCGTTCGCGCCCTCCCTTTAACAGGAGGAAAATATGTTTGAAAAATGTTCATGCACTGTTGCGATAGGAGGAGATATTCGCAGCGTTGTACCAAAAACTATGGTTACACCAGCGGAAATCATGCTGTTGCAATCAATACATGGCGGTGATGCCGTTACAAATATTCGTGTTACTGGCGAACTTGATGCAACTATGGATCAAGAAAGAAACAGATTAGGCGAATTTTACGGCGATCAAAAAGTTGTAAATTTATTTAATCAATACGGGGATCTGCCTAATTCGTTAGAAGCAGCCCGTATTCCAGCGGAGCTTTTAGATCCAACATTTACACCAGAAAAGAAAAAGCCAGCAAAAAAGAAAACAACTCGTAAAAGAGCGAGGGATGCAAAAGGCCATTATATAGCTGACGATCCCACAACTGAAATAAACGAGGCATACGTCGAGGAATAGCACATGGCTAGAGGCACATCATTGGGGCAACTTGTAACCGATTTAAGGGCAGAAGTTGGCCACTCGCTACAGCCTAATCTGGGCAAAGCAACGAGGGATGTATTTATTAATATGTTGCAGCGTACACAACGGCGGCTATGGGAAGATTATAGCTGGCCGTTTTTGCGTATTACCCGTGATGTAGCTATTAACGCTGGGCAGCGATATTATGATGTGCCCGACGGATTAACATTTGAGCGTATCGAGCGTATCGAAACTAAACATGGCGATTACTGGACAAAACTTAGTTATGGGATTGGAGCGCAAGAATACAATCAACATGACAGTGATCGAGGAATACAATCGTCACCAATTAGACGTTTTGATACTTACGAAAACAATCAAATAGAGTTTTGGCCAATCCCTGCGAATAACTCAAACCCAACGACAGGAACGGATAGCGTTAGAATTTACGGTATTCGGAATTTAAGCCCGTTTGTTGCAGAAGCAGATACGGCTGATTTAGACGATCAGTTAATAATTCTATATGCGGCTGCAGAAATACTTACGCGGCAAAAACAAGCTGATGCACAAAACAAACTAGCCGCTGCACAAGCGCACTACGCTAGACTTAAAGCGCGAATGAGTAAGACCGAAACCTTTGTGATTGGTGGCGGCGAACCAGAAGGGATCTATCAACCAAAAGGCCCACCTTTGATTGCGACAACAGGGGGTAGCTAATGCCTTACGTTCTGGTCGAGGATTTTAGAGGTGGCTTAGACCGCAGACGTATGAACGTCACTGCCCCACCTGGTACGCTGATCGAGCTAAAAAATGCACACATCACGCGCGGCGGTGAAATAGAAAAGAGACCTGCTTTTGTTGAATTAGTAGATTTACCAACAAACACAATCGGATTAGCAGCGGCTGCTGGTCAAATTTATACGTTTGGATCGGCTGCACCCTCGGCTGTTACGTTTCCAGCAAATACACCGACAAACCTAAGTTATGTGCAATTGCAGCATCCTAGTGGTGAAGCACTTACAAACGTTCATTCAGTCGAGTTTTACAACGGTAAGTTGTACGTTGCCGCACAATTCGCAGATGGACGTATCTATCATTACTATGACGGTACACGAATAACTGATTGGTTTGATGGTAGAGCAAGAGCGACGTTTCAGATAACAGCTGGTAGTGTAGGTGGCACAGCGGCTACTGCATCGATACAGATAACGGGTGGTACGTCAAATCCAGGTGATGAATTACGCTTTTTACGTATAAATAATGTGGATATTATTGATGCCTCAGTTAATCACAATGGATCAAATTCCTTAACTGCATCTAATATCGCAGCCGCAATAACCAGCGGAGCTAGTGATTACACGGCTAATGCAACGGGTGATGTTGTTACAATCACAGCGCCAGCGGTCGGCATTGCTTACAATAACTTCCAAATTACGCTCGAAGTTACTGGTGCTTTTACCGTAGGTAACATTACTCATATGGCTGGTGGCGTTGATAACGCGATTACTGCAATTACAGTGGACGGTATAAATTTAATCGGTTCACAAGTTGTTTGGGAAACGTCACACAGCTACACAGCGATTAAAGTTGCAGCGGCTATCAACAGTTTTGCGTCTGCACCGGAATACGAGGCTACAGCGGTCAATGCTTTTGTAAATATTATTGCAAAAGAAAGTACGTCTGCACACAACAATAAAACTGTTGCGATTACAACTACTGGTAACGTAACGACAGCGTTTGATCCAACTACACAAAATTATTTGGATGGTGGCGCGGATGCTGCAACAATAAATGCGTATTCTCCTGGCAAATTTGTAATGCCAGTAAAAACAAAAATGTACGCATTATCAGATAGCTTGCTTCATTTTTCTGCAATCGATGATCCAACAGAATGGAACGATACAACTTTGAGTGCTGGATTTATTAACCTCGCTAACCACTCTCGAGGTTCAGAAGATCTAAAATCAATGGCAACCTACTTTGATAATCTAGCCGTCTTAGCACAAGAGGCGATACAAATATGGTTTGTTGACCCAGACCCAGCCTTAAACCAGCAAATCCAAGTGTTGCAAAACACAGGAACAATAGCGCCCGACAGCGTGGTAGAGTTCGGCGAAAACGATGTATTTTATTTATCTTTATCTGGTTTGCGTAGTTTGCGCTCTCGAGACTCGTCAAATGCTGCTTTTGTAGGCGACATTGGCAATCCAATTGACGAACTTATTGTCAAATCAATACAAGATAATCGAGCATTAGCAGAAAAAGCAAAAGCTACGCTCGAGCAACGTGACGGTCGCTACATACTTGCAATCGGATCGACAATGTATGTGTTCAGCTATTTTCCTTCATCAAAAGTATCTGCATGGTCTGTTTATGAGCCAGGTTTTGTTGTTGATCGATGGGCATACGACGGCAGACAAACCTTATGCAGAAGCGGCAATAAATTATATTCTTTAGGCGGTGAGGACGGCAACATTTATGATAGTTCCGAAGTTGTTGTGCAGATGCCGTTTCTAGATAGCGGAAGCCCAGCAACATTCAAAGATTACAACAGCATCGATGTTACGTGCGAAAACGTCTGGACGGTAAGTATTGCAACAGATCCGCAAGACATTACTGCGCTCGAGGAAGTAGCGACAGTAAATAAAACAACGTTTGGTTTAGGTCGGGCAGCGATAAATGGTTACTCTACTCATATTGCGCCAAGGCTTACATGCACCAAGCCAGGTGCAGCAAAACTTGGAAATATTGCAATACATTATACAAGTGGGGAAAGCGGATGATAATACGTCATGCTGAACCGGAAGATGTTTTTCATGTTGCTTCAAACATGCGGCATCGGGATTTCGAAGAAATATCTGCATTACGATATACGGAAGATAAAAAGGATTTAGCTTATAATATTGCAAATAATTTAGCAGAATTTGAGACAGTTTATTGCGTTGAGAAAGAGCCAAATAATCCAATAGCGATTATAAGTTACATACCCGTGCGTCCTGGTGTGTGGACACTTGGGATGTTTGCGACCGACAAGTTTAAAACTATCGGCCTTTTCCTGACAAAACAGATAATTCGCGCTATAATACCAGCATTAGATAGAGCAAGAGCGCATAGGGTCGAAGCGTACAGTATTGAAGGTTATGACGAGGTGCATAGGTGGTTAAAATTTTTAGGGCTCAAAGAAGAATGTACGCTGAGAAAATACGGCAAAAACGGCGAAGATTTTAAAGTTTTTAGTTACGTTCGATTGTCGGACACAAATGTAAAATGGCGCGGAAAGGGTATGGTGGTTTAAATGTGTTTAGGCGGCGGAGGCGGAGACGATTTTCTCAGAGAAGAATATGAACGTCAAAAAGCGGAAGAAGAAGCAAGACAGGCACGTATTACCGAAGGTAAGGCTGCAATCGATAAAGCTTTTGCTGGATATGATGATGATTTTTACGCCCAACGTGCAGCGGATTATATGGCATACGCACAACCTCAAATTGAAGATCAGTACAAACGAGCAATGAAAGACCTAACTATTGCGCTTGCGCGAAGTGGGCAATTGGTTGGCAGCGAAGCAATAGAACGCGGAAATGAGTTAAAGAAAAAACTAGCTGATGCAGAAACCCAAGCCGCAATGAAAGGCCAATCAATGGCTGACACCACGCGGACAAATCTAGCAAATCTTAAAAGCAATTTATTAACACAAAATGCAAGTTTAGCAGATCCGTCGCTTATTGCGTCAACGGCTGCAAACTCAATAATGGCCAATACCGCTGTGCCAGAATACAACCCGATCGCAAATATTTTTGCAAACGCCACAGAAGGTTTAGCCACGCAAGCGCAACTCGAGGCACGAAATAAAAACCGATATGAAATGGCGCAATTATTTGCACCAGTAAATAGCTCTACGATTATTCGAGGATAATGTAATGCCAAACAAGCCAATGAATAATAACGCTCCACGAACTGCTATGATTGCTGGCGAACCGCATATGCTGGCGTATATCAACGAAGCTGAACGTCAGATGCTTAAACGTGCTGGCGGTGCAGAAATGCCTAGCTTTGCTGGTATTCCAGCATATCCGCCTAGACGTCAAAGTGGTGCTGGTGCAAATGTTAGCCCAAGTAGCAAAGCAGCCGCCGCTGGTAGCAGAGCAAGAGAGAACCGAAAGAAGCGCCTTAAAGAACAACAAGCAGCAGCAGAAGCACGTTACCAAGCGCAGCTTAAAGCAGATGAAGCGGCGAGGCGTGAGACTGCTAGAGCAGAGGCAGAGGCAGAGGTAGCAGAAGCGTTAAAAAGATCGCAGAACTTTGATGGTGCTGCTGGGGGTAATTTTGCAACTGTTCCCGAACCGCAAGGTAACAGTTTTGTTCAAACTCTCGCCAATTTATTTACGCCTTTCGACAATCAAAAATATGTTAATGGCGTACTGATGCAAACGGATACTATAAGCGAAGGTAGCCCATATGAGTACACGGCAACGGGTGTTGCACCTGGGCAGGGATTGTTTAACTCGCAACCAACAAGCGATTCAGCCGCAAATGCGGCAGCGGCGGCATCTTTACTAGGCCAAAACTTTTTAAGTGTAGGAGGCAAGAACACACCGTTACCTCCGGCCATAGTTGGAAACCCACCGATATTAGATTATGAAGATGGTAAATATACTGTTGTGGGGTCTCTTGCTGGTGACAACGTTCCGTTTACCTATTCCTACAACGCAGATGGATCGCGCTATTTACCTTATAATGGCGGCAATCCATTTGATCCAAATGCGCCAAATGCAAATAATCCAGGTGGTTTTACTCCGTATTCATTTATAAATGCTTTACCGAATCCACCGCCTAATCCAGATGCGCTTCCACCAGTAGTAGGAGGTGAATTGCCTCCTGGCGGCAGCACGTTTCCACCGCCCAGCGGCCCACCAATACCGCCAGTAGCACCACCACCAGTAGACCCAGGAGATCCATGTCCTCCAGGCTTTGAGCGTGTAAATGGAATGTGTGTGCCAGTAAACGATAAAGGGCCAGGGCCAGGAAC